GAGTAAGTTCCCAGTTCCAAACAGGGTGCTGAGGACGGTCAGATCCACGAACCTTGGATGGAAGCTTGCCATTGCGAGCAGTGCTGTTGAACTTGTCAAAGTCCTTCTCGTAGATGGTAGGAAGGTTAATTCCGTCATCCTTACCAAGGAAAACAGGTCCAAACCCGTCTACATCCATGATATGAAACTCACTCCAGTCATTTGGGGTGCGAACAATGAATGCCACAAGACGAGTATTGTTATCCTTAGTCACCATTAGGCGAATATGAACTCCAACCTCATCATCAAGGTCTGCACCACCAAGTTTGCCAAGGATCTCAGCAGCTTGATTACCAGGGATCATGAATGTTTGAGTTTCCTCATGGTACATGCCCTCGTCGCTTGTAAGGTCTACATCATAGCCAGCAAGGTAAACAACCTCTTTGGTCATGACATAAGCACGATAAGCCCATGGCATGAAGACAAATGACTTCTTTGACTTGGACGGAGCTTTCCAACAGGTGCCAACTTTACGAAGGCTGCCAGTGTTGTCATACTCATCCAGGAACATCTTCTTGAGTCCATTTGCTCGCATGAACATCATAGTCTGGCTGATACCAATACCAAGGTCAAGATCGTTAAGCATTGCTGCCATCTTGTTTGTCTTGGATGTGAACTGGCCATCATTGATGTGAGAGATCTTCTCAGCCTCAGTGGTTGCACGTTCTGGCATGATGTTATTGAGCATCTCGATATCCTTGCCCTCTACCATGTCGTCGAAAGCTTTATCCAGCACAACCTGGAAGGTATCAAGCATCTCGCCAAACTCAAATACACCAGGAATTCCCTGATATTGAGCAAGCATCTGATCATTAGTCTTGACTATGCCAGGACCATGGTGTGGTTCCAGTGTAATCATTTCCCAAGTACCATCAGTGCCAAACTCCTTCTTGAAGTTATCCACAGATGTAAAGATGTCATATGTCTCACCTTTACCAATGATACCAAGCTTACGAAAGCGAGCATTGATCTTATCACGTTGTCCAGTGATGAGGTTACCCTTGATCAAGCCAGCGACACCATTCACGTTTGTAACAATACGAACGGTATGGTTAGTGATCTTATTATCATTTATCTGACGCACAATGTGACCATGGCCACTGTTGCGATAGACGTACCGTACTGTTTCTACGGCACCGATAGAGATACCATCCATAGTCTTCTCAGCAGCAAGGTCATCAACCAGGTGAGGAAGAGCTTTGCGGATCTCCTGATAGGACAAGACCTTGATACGGAGCTTCTTGCTGTCACCTTTGTGAACTGCATATCCACTAACGGACTTGACTAGTTCCACAAGACGCTTTACCATCTTATCGGAGTTGCCAATAACAAAGCCATACTTAGCCATGTTGACATAGTCTTTGCTGTTGTAGCCCTTGATACGGATGGTGGTTTCTGCATCGAAGTCAGCATAACCAAAGATGATATCCTTAGGCTTGCTGATGAGAGAAGAATCAACCTTCTGATGGTCACCGGTGAATGGGTTCTTGAAAGCTGTGATGGTTACACAAAAGCTCTCATGAGAAAACCGATCCTCAAGCATGGCAAACTTGTAGTTACCACGGTTGATTTCGTGAACGATGACAACACCTATCTTGGTGAGCCAATAATCAGGATCGTTAGTAATAACACGGCTGATTACTGTGTCGTTAATTGTGGTAGTTTCAATCAAGTATTCCTTGATCATAGCACCTCCTTGGGTAGTGGTCTTTACCATGTTTGGCTCCTTTTTGTTGTCCTGAATATTTACATCAGGGTTAAGGTGGTTAGTGGTCCGGTCAAAAGGCTGAGTGACCTCTTGCTTGGGAACACATTTGATTGTGCCGGACTTCTGGTCCAAGAGAAGCTGGGAAGCAACTGCATAGCTGCTATCAGCCTCAACGGGGATCCATATATCGGATCCGGTATACTTGACGAGATATGTCTTCATGACATTCTCCTTTCCCTCAGCTTGATACTGAGAAGATAACAGGAACCGCCTGTTGACGGGGATTCAGGGGCCTTTGCCCTATCCGTAAAAAAAGAGCTCCCCCAGAGCCGAAGCCCTGAGGGAGACACTTTTCTTATATACTTCTGAGGATAGTTAGTCCTCGTCAGCAGGGTCACAGATGCAGCCTTCAAAGCCACAATCCTGACACCTGCCAGTGTAGTATTCTTCGCTAGACACACAATCAATATCACATTGATCGATGGTGTGCAAGCAGTCTGGACAGTACCTCATGGCACTCTCCTTTCCCCCAGCTTGATACTGAGAAAGTAACAGGAACCGCCTGTTGACGGAGATAAGAGATCGGTCTCCTATCCGTAAAAAAAAAGTTCCCCCAGAGCCGAAGCCCCAGGGGAACAATTTTCTTATTTTTAATTAACCTTATTTACTAATAGGTATTAGTAGCAACGTTGACACAAAAGCATGTCAGCATTTGCTACAGTACTAGGGTCGTACAATCCACTACACATGGAGCAACGCTCTGCTGTGATGGTGGGCTGTGACTTAGCTACCTTTGTAAGCCTTTTCTTTACCGATGCTTTCGGAAAGATCCGGACATAACATGCGTCACAGTAGGACCACATCCTGCTGCGATGACCCTCTGGATACTTAGGCAGTAGTGGATTACCACACCTGCATCCAGGGTTAGTGCATGTATAGGAGTAAAGCTTCATGCTTATTCCTTTCTATTGGTTACCAGGAAGCTGGATTAGCTGACCTGGGGTGATGTCACTACCGTACTGCAGGACAAGCTGATCGATAGCTACTTCGATGTTGCTTGTGCAGTGTAGCTGTGCAATAGCTACGATGGTATCCCCACTACGAACAGTGTGGATTGAACCGTCGCAAACTGCAACCTTGCTTGAACAACCCATTACAGTGACTGTAAGGACTGAGATGAGTATGACAATAGCTTTACGCATTGTTCTCCTTTGTTAGTGATGGTAAGACCCCATACCCGGGTGGGCATGTTAAAAGGTCAAAGGACATGTATGTATCCACTATTACCACCCTAAAATTTTTCCCTTATTTTTACCCTAGTATGACTTTATATACATTTATATATGTTTCTCAAAAAAGTTCCTCCTACAGGTTGCAATCTATACTCACACCTGATAGGTTCTGGGTATTCGGGAAAGCCCCGGGAAATAAAAAACCATAAAGGATAAATCAATGAACTTCATGCACTGCGATAAGTGTGGATCAGAATTCATCATTAAAGATGCTATGTCTAGCTCTGTACGTTGTCCTGATTGCTCTATGTGGGTAGATACAGAGCCGGCAGAGAATTATTCTTCTAGACACTATGGAAAAGGATATGTAGACGAGTATGTGGATTTTGACATGGATAACTATGGGTATGCAAACTGAAGGGCACACAGACAATGCTTAATAAAACAAATAGAAAACTTATAGTAGCATCAGAGAAGTTGTTCTCATCAAACAGTCTTTTACAAGAGTTTATGAAAGATCATGATATTCTAACTTTTAATTACGATACTTCTATAGACTTAGAGGAAAACTCTAGAGAAGTCTGGAAGAAGTTCAAAATGATCCAGGACTACTCCTATGAAAAAGTTGTCTTAATGGCTCATGGAGTTGACTGTAATATTATTTATCCCTTGTATCGAAACAAGAAGCTCGACTTTGATGCGGCGGTTTTTGTAGATTATAAGAATCCAGACACATTACTTATTCCTCCTTCTTATGAGCAAGCTTTGAAAAAGTCTAAAGTAAAGATTTATTCTTTTTCTACAAGAAATAAAAAAGAAACACCATGTGCAGTTATACAAAGCCACCAATCGTTACCATGGTACTATACCATTAGGTCACGCAGACTAGCACAGGAAATATATGGATGTGTTGTGTATGACACGTACCAAGAGAATTACTTGAGTGGAGCTAACTCAAAGTTAATCTAAGTAACTAGCCTCGGTTCGGACCAATGTAAAGCTGATGAGCTTCTTCCGGACCGAGGTCTTTTACTATTTCTTCTACATCTTTTTTAATAATACGAGACATTTCCAAAATAAGTTCCCATTGTTCCATGGGAAATACTGAAAAGACTATTTCACCTCGATCAGAGATATGACCTGTAATCATCTTGTCTTCGTCTTCTTCGAGACCTTCTGGCAGTAAGAAGTCCATGAATTCTTGTCGAGATGTTTCGCTTTCGAAAAAGCTCATAAATCTATTAAAAAAATCCATATATACTAGAATCTCCTATATGTATATACTTATAGTAACGCCAGTAATTTGAAAAAAATCCAAAAAAATTTGTCGGCGGAAAGTTGGTTACTTTTCGAGCTTCTTAAACAAGTCGTAGTAATCTATGTAAGAACCTATTTGACTGACCTGAAGCTTTGTTGAGCTGTTATCTTTCTTTGGATCTTGTCTTACGACCTTAAAGCATTTAATTTTCTTCTTCATCAATCTCCACCCAAAAATCGTCACAGTCTCTACACCTTACACTATATCTTTGTTTATTGTCTTCATAATCTTCTTTTGGAAGAGCCGTAAGAATAAACTTAGGGGGATAATTACAATCAGGACACAGTGTCGGGTTGAAACCCATTTTTAATTTGCTCCTCAACTTTTTTTGCAAGCTCAGAATCGCCTTTTAATTTTTCTATGGCGTTATCTCTACCCTGCGAGAAAGACTCTCCGTTATAATAGACCCAAGCACCACGTTGTGTAAATAGCCCGGATTGCATTCCTAAATCCAAAAGGCATCCAAAGTTATCTACGCCTTTTCCATAGTAAATATCAAATTCAGTAATCTTCATTGGTGGAGCCATTTTATTCTTAATAATTTTGGCTTTGACTTTAATCCCAATTGAGTTTCCGGACTTATCTTTTAAGTCTTCTTTCTTGCGAAGATCAATTCGAACTGATGCTGCATACTTAAGTGCCATCCCACCAGGTGTAGTCTCTGGGTTACCGAACATAACTCCAATTTTACTTCTCAATTGATTAATGAAAATAATCAGAGTCTTATGCTCATTAGCTAGACCAACTAACTTGCGCAAACCTTTTGACATCATTCGTGCCTGTAGACCCATCTGATTGGCCTCCATATCGCCTTCTAGCTCTGCTTTAGGAACTAATGAGGCAACTGAGTCAACTACGACAACGCCTATCTCTCCGGTGCGAATTAACCTATCTACAATTTCTAATGCTTGCTCGCCATAATCTGGTTGAGCTAGTAGAAGATCATCTAAGTTTATTCCTAGTGCATCCATGTATGCTGGATCTAAAGCATGCTCTGCATCTATATAAGCACACTTGAGTCCCATCTTTTGGGCTTGGGCAACTAGAGATAAAGAGATAGTAGATTTACCAGAAGATTCTGGCCCATAGATCTCTACGATTCTTCCTAGTGGAAGTCCATCTATACCAAGAATGGAATCAAGTGACATTGCTCCAGTTGGAACAGATGGCCATTGTTTGACTTCGGAAGATCCGAGTCTCATTACTGCACCAATGCCAAACTGTCTTTCAAGTTGGGCAATTGCTAATTCAAGTGACTTTTCATCAGACATGTTTCTATTGTACCATATTCATGTCATGTAGTTTTTGTTCTATGTCTTTTATTTCAGCAATTGTTGCTTTTCTTACTTTTCTTAATTCCTGTTTACTCTGCCAATCGTTTCCAAGCATTGCAGAGTCAACCATCTCTAGTAGTTTATAGAGTTGTACTAATCTCGGTGGCTTACGCATTTATATCCTTTATTTGGTATACTTGAATAGTATTAAGATCGCATTATATCGTATTGGAGATTTAAATGAAACAACCCAAAGGAAGTATTGACATTAAGCTTGAATTCCAAAGAGCTTTACTTATTCTAAATAAAAGAATAACAACTGTTGACGATCTTTTAATGTACTGGCATTTCTCTGGTCCGTGTTTGGAAGACAGACCTGAAATAGAAAATATCTAGAAAAATTTGACAGAGCAATTATTTACTCGATATACTCCTATATAAGCAGCTAAGGAAACCACTGTGGTCGTAGTCACGCAAGTGAATCATATAATCTTATATTATATAAGCAAACTTATATAAGTATACGTATATAGAGTTAAAAATAATTCTTTGTTAAGATAAGATAATAATTTTTGTTACTATCTATTAAAAACAAGCAAGGACTCTATAAATGAATATTTATCAAATCTATGTGCCTGAGCTAGGAACTTATGTTAAGTATAAAGTTTTAGAGCCAGAAGAAGCTAAAATATTACTTGACGAGATAGATAACAAGCCACCAAAAGAATATCGTAAAGCTATTCTTGAATCTGTAATTTTTAATATTAAAACAGATGTAGCTGAGTCACTCAGGATGATGAGTAGAGGCGCAGCAGAAAAGTGTCTAGAAGCATTATATTATGGATGCATAATGCTAAATCCTGGTCTTGATATAGATCAGTGGATTGACTTAGCATATTTAGAGAAACCTAATGCTTTAAAGAAAAGTCCAAAAGTAAATACTAAAAACGATATGCCAGATCTAACAGATCTTCCTCCAGAACTTGAGGATTTTTTTAATAAGACTTTTAAAAAAGAATCTACTCAATGGCAAAAGGTAAAGCCAAAAAAACTTTCTAGAGAAAAGTTCCTTGGACTTGAAGCCCATTTGAAGGATAATATCATTGGTCAAGATCAATCTATAGAGACTATTGTCTCAGCCTTGAAAAGATCTCAAGTTGGATTAAATGATACCAATAGACCACTTGGTGTATTTCTATTCGCAGGAGCATCTGGAGTAGGTAAGACACACTTAGCAAACACATTGCATAAGTATATCTTTGGTTCAGAGAACTCTTTAGTAAGAATAGACTGTGGCGAGTTTCAACATAAGCATGAGAACCAAAAACTTATTGGATCTCCCCCAGGTTATATAGGCCACGAAGAAGGTGGTCAACTTGTTAATCTAGTTAGGAAATATCCAAGTACAGTTGTTCTTTTAGATGAAGTAGAAAAAGCTCATCAAGATTTATGGAATACATTCCTAAGAGTTTTTGATGACGGCATGCTTACTGACAATAAGGGTAAGTCAGTTAGTTTTAGGAATACAATCATAATCATGACCACTAATCTAGGTAATGACAAGATATCTGATGATTTACTAAAAACTTCAGCTGGATTTACCGGAAGAGTTGATTTTTCTTCTAAAACAAAAGAAATACCAAAAAAAGATACAGTTGAAAAAAATACTTTAGAAGCAGTTAGAAAACATTTTAAACCAGAGTTTATAAATAGACTAGATAAGATATTAGTATTTAATCATCTATCTAGAGAAAACCTTGTAGGAATCGCAGAACTAGAAATGTCGGTTGTTAAAAACAAACTTTTAACCAAAGGCTATTCAGTAATATATACCGATTCTGTAATTGACGCAATGCTTGATAAGGGAATTGACTCTGTCAAGGGGGCAAGAGGTTTGTCTCAGGTAAGAAGAGAGATGATTGAAGATAGGGTTGCTGACATAATCATTAACACCCCGCCTCCAAGAGGAACCATATTTCATTTAAATTATGAAGATGATCTTGTATTAAATTTAAACAAACCTAAAAAAGAAAGGAATAATAATGTCAAATGAATTGAATATTAAATATCCAAAAAGTCCTGGACTAACTTTGGAACAAGCAAAGGAATTAAGTGAAAAGTTAAATAAATTCAAAGCTGACTTAGATGTAGATAACATTGCCGTTTATCTAAATTGGCCAGACAAGACAAAGAGTCATTTCTAGTCTTATAATTAAAATTTAAAAGTATTTTAAAAAGACTCATACTAACAAGTAGCATTTTAAAGATTACTATAGACATATAGTTTTTTTTTTAGGAGGTCCAAATGCCAGCAGGAAATCCCGGCGGTTATGGTAAAGTAGCTATGAATGCAATGGCTAAGCCAATGTTCCCAGGCGCAGCAGGATATGGCGCAGCATATACCGTAGGTGATAATTTAAGGGCAAGACAAGCTGCACAAGGTCAAGCTAGGAAAAGTTCTGTACTAGCTGCAAAAATGGCAGAACCAGCAGGAACGGGATATGGATCCCTGCTTACTAAAGGGCAAGTTAATGCTCAAGCACAAATTAGAAGCGGATCCCATACAAGGCCCGCTACAAGATCTGTGACAGCAAGACCAAATCCTGGAAGCGCTAAGCAATATGCTCGCAAAGCTCCAATGCCAGCAGGAGCAGGCAATTCTCCAGTTTCTCAAGTTGTAAAACAAGCTGATGATGCTGGTAAAAAAGGTCTTCTTAAAGGCAAAGGTAAAGGCCTTGCTATAGGAGCAGGAGCTGCTGTAATTGCAGGCCTTGCTTATTCTGGAAGAAGAGGAGAAGGTTCTTCTGGTGGTAGAACTGGAATGACAAGGTATTAATCTTAAAGAAAGAATGTAAAATGTTATGAGTGATTGGAAAAGCTACATAAATTCCAATGGAGATTTTGAGCTTCCAAATTTTTTGTATAAAACAATAAATGATTTGATGAAACAATCATTAGATATGGGAACTCTTTTATCTACTGATCAATATAAGTTAAGAGCCTATAAAGAACAAACTAAGAAGTTATTTAAAAATAAATGGTTTGATATTGCAGAAGCTTTAGAATTTTTTGGAATCATAGAAAAATGTGGATGTCACTCAAATGGAAAAGACTTTTACTGCGAAGTGTGTAAAGGTGCAAGATATCTCCCTACAGCAGTGTTGACTCCAGATGAGATGAGAGAAATTGGCGTTTTTATTGGCGCAGATCAAAATATCGCACTTGTAGACAAACTTCAAAAAAGTATATCTGACGTATTTAAATCAGCGTAAAATGCTTTGTCCCAGATGTTCTATAAAGATGCAGAACGTTGTAGAATATATCTTACAAGAAAATGAATTTAAATACATAAAAAACTTCTATTGCACAAAGTGTAAAAGTGCTGTTACAGAAGTGTTTGATGATATAGGGTTAGCCTCAAGTGAATGGATAGATTTTAATGTCTAATGTAGAAAAGTATAATAAAAATGATTTCATGAAAGAATTTGAATCTCTTAGGCCAGATCTATTTCTTCCAGAAAATTGGTCTGATCAAGATAAGCAAAAAGTAGTTGAGCTTATTCGCCCGCAAAGAACAAAAACTTCAATGTTTTCATCTATACCAATGACATGCGAAACACAAAAGTGTGTCTTTGCAGATACATGTCCACTTCTTAAGGAAAACTTAGCGCCTAAGGGTAATCCTTGTCCTATAGAAATGTCTATAGTTTCTCAGTTTACTTATGATTACATGGAGCAGCTTGAGGTTAATCCACAAAATTTAGTAGAAGTATCTATGGTAAGAGACTTAGTAGATCAAGAAGTGCAGTATATTAGAAAAACAAAACTTCTAGCTAAAGAACATTTTATTCAAGAAAATATTATTGGAATAGATTCTAATACAGGTCAACCAATTATGAAGAAAGAATTGCACCTTGCAGTTGAATTAGAAGATAAATTACATAAGCGTAGAAAAGATTTAAGAAATCAATTATTAGCAACCAGAGAAGCTAAAGCTAAGATTGGTCAAACCCAACTAGATACAGCTCAAACAATATCTGATATTCTAGATAAGGTTCAAGGAATAGAAAAAGAAAGACAAAAACTCATTAAACAAAAAATGGGCACTCTTGAAGTCGATGAATATATAGAAGTTGCAGTTTTAGAGGATAGAGATGAATCTATTCGACACGAATAATAAAGATAGTCAATCTTCTTTAGCTAAATTACTTCGTTCGCTAACCGGCGAAATGCCTGGTGGAGCAAAAGTAACTAGACAAACGACACCTATGGGAGCAGATGCTGTCAATAGGATAATGGGAAGTCCAGAAGAATTTATAGGAAGATATAAAGAATTTGAAGATGAGTACTTCAAAGTTCTTTCCGATCCTAAGAATAGAAATAAATTTGCCAATATAGCAGATATGGATATTGAAAGATCTTCTGGAAAAATAGATTTAAGTAGATTAACATATCAGTCGCAACAAGACATGAAGAATTTCTTTCGACAAAGAGTTTTACAGATGGATAATCTTTTGCCGCAAGTTGGAATTCCTGGAATGGAATTTCCATCAGGAAACCTATACTCATCCATGCTCCAGTATGAGGTGGATGAATATTCTCATCCTGCATCTATTCTCTTGAATAAAATGTTCTTTAATGTACAGTCAGATAAACAGGGTGTTCAAGCGTTAAACTTTGGTATGTCAAACATGATGAATAGTGCAACCCTTGAAAGGTTAGCTTATCAAGCAGAAAATCCAGTAGACATAATTGGAAAAAAAGTATTAACTCTTGACGTAGAAACAACAGATGTTCTACCAGATTCTCAAGTAAGACAGTTTGCTTATAAAGTTGGCGAAGAAGATGTAGTTGATAAATCATTCATTAATAGAAGAATGGATGCTGCTAGAGTTACTAAATCTGGTCAAAGTTATAGAATGTCTGATGCTGTAAATCTACCATTATCTCAAATGGGTAGACAAGCCCAAGAAATGGGTGAAGGTGGAATAAACTTTGTAGAAAGCTCTAAAGGTTTATTTACAGAGATGTTAAATGCAGATCACGTATCTGGACACAATGTTTTGTTCGACTTAAATAAAATGGCAGATACACTTCGTGGCCTAGATGCTTTTAATTCAGATGATATAGCTCAGGGTTTGATGAAAGAAGTATTTGAAAAAGTTAATACCCAAAAAGATTATTTAATAGATACCTCTGAAACTATGGGTTCATACTTTCAGGAAAAAGCTCGCTCTATGTTTCCATCTGATCCTGAAAGAGCAAAAAAAATAGTTGATCAAATGATTAGTCCAGAAATGAAAGCTCAAATAGATATAGGTGGAAAAACTGCTCCAAGATCAATGGAGAACATTTCTTTAAACTCTAACCTGCTTCAACTGATAGAACAAGACGCTGCTTCTGGAAGTAATGAGGCAAACAGAATAATAAACAGCATAAAGCAAGGTTCACACGTAGCTGACGTTGACGTTGCCTTACAAGCCTCTGCTGATAGGTATAGGTCTTTAGGAACTTTGGATTTTAGATTTGACGAAACAGGAAAAGTTCGTGGTGATCAAATATCAGAATTTGAAAGATATAGTAGAAATATTATTTTAAGATCCCAAGCTATGACTCCAACAACTGACATTGGAAGCGTTAGCCATATGAGTGATGCCGTCTTTAGGCATCTGTCAACTAATGAAAATGCAATACAGGGAATGACCTTAACAGCAAAAGGATCTGATTTAGGATTATCATCTGATGCTGAAGGTTTTCTTGCATATTCTAAAGAAAAGAAAAATTTTACATTTAGAGCATTTGGATCTGATGCTGATGAAATCATAAAAGATGCTGTAGCTAAGTCTCACATAACTAGGACATTAAACCAAGCTAGAGCAGAAGGTGAAGGAACATTAAGTACTCTTAATGTAGCTGGAAGAACAATGCAATTGACTAGAAATCTTGCAGATGAAGCTATTGTTAAAACAGGATTTAATTTTTCTCAAGCAACTGCAATAGACCAATCAATAAGAGCACAAAACATTACTTCTGGAATAACAGCAGGAGACGATGATTCTTTGATCAGGTCTTTAGGATTAACTAATGAACAATTTGGCAAGCCGCAAACATTTAGAAGTGTAAGCCAAAGGATTAAAGGAGCTTTTACTGGCGGTCCAGTCCATCAAATAGAAAATCCTTTAACTTATTCAGATGAGGCAATAGATTCTTATTATAAAAATGCAGCTGGCGCTGGATTACCATATTCTAGTTTAAATGTTCAAAGTAGAGCTTTTTCCGTTGGCTTAGCTGAAGCTACTCATTCGATTGGCTTAGCAGCAAAGGGTACAGCAGCTTACGCAGCTAACGCCGACCTTACTACAGAGATGGGTTTGTCATTCTTTAAGATGCAAGACGCACCTAGAATGGGAACCGTTACTACACAAGGTGATTATTTTGGCAGTAAAACAATGATGCCATTTATGTCTTTATTCTCTGTATCGGAAAATACAGCTGCTAATAAAATATCTGATCAAACATTATCTGTAAAAGCATTTGGCAATTTAGGTAATCCAATGGAAGATATTATGAGTTCTGATTTAAACAGGTTTACACTAAGCTTTGTTTCTGGAACTGGTGAAGGTGAAAGTAAAGTTGCATCAAGAGTTAACTTAGTATGGGGAGCTAACCAATCATTAGATGAGGGTAAGTCTAAACAGTTAGCTAATTTCCTGTTAGACAATTCAGAAACGTTTAGAGATACTTTACAAAATATTAAAGTTGGAGATCAAGATATTGGAAGACAATTAGCAAGCATTACTCAGGCTAATAAAACCATGACTGGTTCACAAAGAACTGGATTAGTTGATCAAATCTCTCAAAGTATTAGAGATAAAGGAATAGTTGTCGGATATGCCGAGGGAGCTCCAGCTGAAGGAATGTTTGAAGCAGCAAGAAGATCAGGCATTAATTTAGTTGATAACGATGTTAACTTAGTTAATCAAGCTATGAGAATAGCACACGTAGACGAATCGTCAAACATGCTAGTTATGTCAGCTATAAGTGATACAAAAGTTGACGAAGTAATAGGCAGATCATCTGAGGTTGCTCAGGCTGAAACGGCTGACGCATTTTCTAAATTAAAAAGATTATCACAAGTATTTAATGACTCTTCAAAAAAAAGACAGGCCACTAAAGTAGTTCTTGAAGCTAAAAACGCAAGTTCTTTAGACAGAATAGTAGATCTGTCAAAAAGAGCAAATAGAGATTTTGATACTCCAATGACAGATTTTTTCGTAAAAAATAAAAAATCAATAGGATTAGCTGGATTAGGTCTAGCTGCAGCTGGTGTTGGTTACTATATGTATAACAATAGAAGAGAAGAAAAAAACATTCAAGAGACAATGGCTTATATGCCAACAGAGCCGGCAACCAATAGGGCACCTAGACAAATGCAACCTATGGCTATGACTCAAAGTACAAGAAGAGATCCATTGGTAACAGCTGGAGTTGTTGGCAATCTAGATAGAAATAAAATTGGCCATACAAAGATGGGCCCAAATAAAAATAATCACCTTTACGGAGGATAAAAATGTCTTTATTAAATAGCATAGGAAGATCAGCCACAAGAGCTGGTTCGTCCAAAAAAGCTCTAATTGGAGTAGGTGTAGCTGCTGGTGCTATTGGGCTTGGTCAAAGTACAGTTGGAGCTGCGGTTGATGCAGGTAATGATATTGCATTTGGCGATCCAGATGCTGATAAATACTTTCTTGGATCAAGAGGCCTTAGTCCAGGAACTTTGTTAGAGGGTACTCTTGGATCCTCTGGTGCTGCAGCAACAGGAACAATTGCTGGTGGAGCACTTGGAATGGCTGCAGGTGCAGCAGCTGGAATTGGCGCAGCTGGAATGCTAAGAAATACTGAGTTTGCTAAAGATGTAAATATTCCTAAAAATTTTGCAGATGATATTCCATTGATACGTGGCAAACAAGTCCCTTTAATTGGAGGGCAAAACCTTTTCAAAAAAGGAACAATGGGTTCAGCTAGAGGAAGAGCAGTTGCATTTGGTCTTGGCGCAGTTGGTGCAATTGCCGGCGGTGCATACGGGGCATCAACTTATACAAGAAGTCAGGTAAATAGAAATTCAGATTTTTACAAACAAAGTCCATACAGTAGAGGATCAGCAACACAGGCAGCTTCTACAAATGCATACGGGGATATGGTTCTCGGAATGCATAACTCTAGGAGGGGTTAATGGATCCAGATGAAGTCAATGAGTTAGGTGGAGGAGATGTTCCATTAGCATTTAGAATGATGGAGCATTTGCCATCTATTTCTGCATCTCTTGGATTTGCTCTTAATCGTGGTTCAAACACTCTTTTGGGTGGCGGATTCATGGATGACAGGGGAAGAACGCCAGGTTTTGGTGAAGGCAGATTCAGAAGAAGGAATATTGGACCAGGTAAACTTGGGGGTTTTGCTAGTGGTTCCATGACTCCAAGTAATCCAACAGCTAAAGCCTATTATGGGTCTTCAGCAAGAAGAGCAGGCCTAGCATCTTCAGCTGGGTCAGCAAAAGGAAAAATGGCCCTAGGTAAGGGTTCAAGAGTTAACCACATCACAATGAGGCCAAGAGCATTAGCTAGATATAACTCGTTGACCACATTCAATGCTTCGCAAAATACTCCATTCTATTCTCCTTTTCAGTTTGCATCTAAAGTTGTTGGAAACCAATTTGGAAAAAATGCAGCTTTTAGAAATGCTGTATACGGATCTAAAACGGCAGCTATTCCAGAAGAAGGTGTATTCCAAAGAGGAATGCTATCCATGATAACAGCTGGAAGAAAGTCTGATCTAATAGAAAGAAAAGCATTGTCAGGCTCTGGCAGGGCTGCAGGAAAAGTAGCAACAGCTCAGCAGCAAGTTAAGAGACTAGCATTGATGAATAATCCATCAATGGCCCAGGGTTATAAAGCAGTTGCTGGAAAAACTTTTGAATTTGGAAAAATTCTTCCAAAAAGCGCAAATGCAGGAATAGTATCAGGTGCATTTAGCGAGATGACCTTAAAGCCAACTGGACAGTATGCTTCTGGATCCTTTCTTGGTAGTTCTTTAGCTTCTGGTCAAGGTCAAGTTGGGTTAACTGGTAACTTAATGGCAAGTGCTGGATCCACTCAGGCTTCAAGGTATATGCAGGGATACTTTAGAGGAGCACTTGGACATATAGACGCTGGAGGATTGACAGATGATGCCATGAGAGGTGCAAGTAAAGCAGTTTCGCACTTTACTTCAGCAGTACAAAAACTTGGAATTGCTGGCCCAGGTTACGAGAAAGCTCTTCAAACTGGAGTGTTCAAAAGCCTTGGAGTAAAGGGAACGCTTCAAGTAGCTGGAACAAAAACTGGAGCAATGGCACTTGGAGCTAGAACAGCAGCAATGGCAATTCCTGGATTAAATCTTCTAGCTACAGCTTCTCTTGTTTATGATCTTGGAAAAATGGGTGGAGAAGTAGTTAAAAGTGGTATCAATTTAGCTAAAGATGCTGTAAAATCTATGAAAGGCTCTATGGACAAGCCACTATTTGGAATGGGATATAAAGATAATGAAGTCGCTGCTACATCTAGGTCTAGAGGAGTAATGGCAATACAGAACAGTCGCCTAAATGCTAGAAGTGCATTAGGTTCAGAGGCTGGCATGATGGCTTCACATTTTGGGTAACTTATGACTTTATTAGAAAAAACAAAACACTTTAGAGAATCTATTGAAAGACTTTCAAGAGAAGATATCTTGGAAATTTTACGAGCTCAAGATCCAGAAATTATTAAACAGATTAATAGAATCGAATGGGTGTTTGAAAATAAGCTCAATCATCTTGCATGGAAAGATGGATCTCCGGTAACATCAAGAACCTTAACTAATTACGAGCTATCTCTACTTGTGGATGAACCATTTGAAGTAGATAGAGAGCTTTTAGATTTAGGGATTAGCACCGAGCAACAAAGGCAAATTCACGTTGCAAAAGATACATGTGTTTGGGGTAAGAACTTTCTTGGTGCAGAGACAAGAGTGTATCAAACTTTAATATTAAGAGATCCAGCTTTAAGAAAGGTTCTTAGAGCAGGTCGTCGTCTTGGAAAAACATTTAGTATGGCTTTGTATCTTATACATTATAGCTATACACATAATGATGGTAGATCCTTAGTTATTGCTCCAATGAAAACGCAAGTAGAATTAATCTATCAAGAAATTTTACGATTAGCATCAAAAAATGAAATTGTATCTAATTCAATTGTTAGAAAAGTTACTTCTCCTCAATTTATGATTCAATTTTCAAACGGATCAACAATTAGATTCTTTACTTCAGGCATGAGGTCGGGCGGAAAATCAGACGTAGCTAGAGGTCAAGAAGCACATGTTATTGTTCTTGACGAAATGGACTACATGCATGCCGATGACCTTGATGCTCTTTACGCAATGCTCCAGAAAACCGCAGAAGATCAACCAGATAAAGTTTTGATTGGAGCATCTACTCCAACTGGTAGAAGAGAAAGATTTTGGGAGTGGTGCACCTCAAATGCTAGGTTTAAAGAATTTTGGTTTCCTTCATATTGCAATCCATTTTTTAATAAAGATCAAGAAGAAGAATTTAGACAAGAATATTCTGAATCTGGATATAGACATGAAATTGAAGCAGACTGGGGGGAAGATGCAGAAGGCGTTTACCCAAGAAGGTATGTAGATAAATCATTTATGGATCCAGGTTGGAGCTATGAACCAGAAATACAGTCAGCAAGAAGTTTTTATACAATTGGCGTAGACTGGGATAAATACGGCGCAGGAACAAACATTGTTGTATTAGAAGCATGCGCTGAGAATTATGAAGACGAAAGATTCAGAAGTAAAACAAGAGTTTGCTATAGAGAAGAAATTGTAAAATCAGAATTTACTTTAACAAAAGGTGTTAATAGAATTGTTGAATTAAATGAGATATTTCAGCCAAAACATATTTATGTCGACAGAGGTTTTGGTGAAGTTCAAGTAGAACTGCTTCATAAATATGGCGTAGAAAACCCATCTTCTAAATTGAGAGAAAGAGTTAAGGGAGTTAGCTTTGCTGAACTCATTGACTTAAGAGATCCTTATACAAAACTTCTAATTAAAAAAGAAATCAAACCATATATGGTTGACAATCTAAGACAATACTTAGAAAACGAAGCAATAGTTTTTCCGGCGCAAGATGAAGAACTATACCTTCAATTGATATCTTACATAGTAGTTAGAACTACTTCAATTGGAAGACCAGTGTTTGAAGCCGGAGGATCAGCAGTCGACCACGCTCATGATGCATTGATGTTAGCTTTGTTGGCTATTACTCAAAACTATGGATCGCTTCATAAAATGAACTTTGCAGTTAAAGCAGAATCGTTCTCAAATACTTTCTTTATGCCTAAGCCAATTTCTAGCGATGATGAAGATGGGGAAAAATCTGCCGTTATTAATAGATCAAACTTAAATAATGGTAGTATATCTAATAAAAGAAAATCTATTAGAAGAAGTAATAATGGTTCTGTTTCAAGAAAGATGTTTTAATTATGTCCATGAATTCATTTGATGATACCCAAACAGCTTCAGGAAGAATATTTAACGACTACTCCGTTAAAGAAGGCGCTTCAAGATCATTACACGAAGAGAGTCAAATACGAAGAGCTGAGGAAAAATTTAATGATGTAACTAATTTTGATACATATTCTTTTTCTAAACCATACAAAATACCATTAAACGTTGTTAGATCAAAAGTTAGCAGAACACATAATCAGATACAGGAAGTCTACGATCTACTTGAAAGGCTTCTCAATAATGTTTATATTAACCCAAATGTAGATCCAGATATGGAAGAATGCCACTTTCATCTATGGGAAGAACTAAATAAAAATAATAAAGATATACTTTCTAAATTTTATGAACAAGAAATAGATGACTTTTGGAACAAAAACATTGATCCACTCGTTACCGCTATGCAGGCATCTACTTTAGCACTTAGTGGCATGCAAGAAGGCACTATATTTGCAGGTGGCTCTGGTTCTTTTAATGAAGAAACTGGGGAAAATAATAGGGAGGTACCTACACCTAATTTTATTTCGTTTAAACAATATTTATACGCAGAAGAACACGGCTGCAGGGGATGCAGGAAATTTGTTAAAGAGTATGACAAATTAATATCTCACTCTATATTTGTCCATCTTTTTGACTTTAGGTATTATTTAAAACTTTTACTGCACGAATCCAACTGCATTAAGGAATCACTATTATATGACTTTGGAGCGGAATATGAAGATGAATCACAGCAACAAGCAGCAATTTTCTACTTCTCATGGGCAAAGATGGCAGAAAACCATACGAGGCTCATTACCGAGGAACTCAATGAGAACTCAGACCAAATACCTTCTTCCGAAGTGGATCTCATCTCAAAAAAACAAGCAGCACAGTTTCAAGCATTTTTCTCGATTCGAGTAGCAGCATATACGGAAAGTATAGATAATTTACTTTTTTCTATGAAAAAATATCTTCTTGATACATGTCATATATTTTATACTAAATATGTGTCTCCATCATTAAAATTTAAATCGCAAGTTGCAGCACCGCTTGAACTTGATCTTTTAACAACGTCTATGAGAACTTCAATGCCAACTCTAGCAGAAGAGGTAGTAACTGCGGTTAATTCATTCAAGGGAAACTTTGGATCAATACTTACTGACATGGTTCAAAGAAGAAATAATATACAGCAAAAATTTGATAATTTACTTTCATTAAATATTCAAAGAAAAAAGTATATATCTTACATAGATCAGCTATCGATAAAAGCTAGTCCTAGACCAAAAATAATTATTAATATTGATAAAGATATCTATTCTTTTCTTTTTGATCAGATAACTATTGACGAAAGTTCTAGAATGTCATTGTCTTCTATTCATGGAAATTTAGATAGTCTAAACGACAATGATCATCCTCAGTATTTAATGAGATCTGGCGGAACAATATTTGGCGATATTATTATGGCAGAAGGGGTAACAATAGACGGTGTCGATATAGACACACATGCCCATACAGGGGAAGATGGATCTGTTAGAATAAAATCAACCGACATAGATTACGAAACACCTAGAGGAGAAACTACGCTTTTGCAAAGCGCAGATGGAAGCTTACTCGAAGTTAGCATAAATGCTTTTGAGTCCAGTATTAAAAATGGTGGAGTCCCAACAGTTAATGCGGTTGTTAATATTTCTATTCCAGACAGTTATTCAGATAAGTATGAATACGAAATTGTTTACTTGGAGGCTAAGTAATGGCTTGGTTTGATGTATATAAATCAGAAATATCTGTAAGCACAGGTCTAACAGTTTTTTCCTCAAAGCAAATACCGTTAAAAAGAGTAATTAATATTTCTGAAATAAATAATAACGTAGCTGCTGGAGAGCAGATATATGTTGATTTATTAGATAAAAAGATTAATAAATTTATTAACTCATCACTAGAAAATGTTACGGATAACTATTCATACTTAGTTGTTTTAGAAGACCACGCAGATGAAACATTTTTTCTTCCAGTTAAAAGTAGGGTTATAGATAACATATTATATTTTTACGCAGAAGAAGATATAGATATAGATATTGACACAACGAGATACTATGCAATATATTATGGTTTAACTAATATAAAAAATATTGAATTAACACTTGCATCTATTGATGCAACTCCAAAAAACGTATGGGTAATTGCCGACATAGCTCCTTCAGTTGAAGGTTCATACTCTGACATAGCAACTGCTAACATTAATTACTATACAAGTTCAATAACAAGTTCATCATCTGGAAAATATAGCCTTGCGTTGTATAATGATGGCGCCGACTGGAAAGATAATACATCAGAAAAAGTAGGCTCTAAAGCATTTGGCATTTTTGATGGACCAAGGCTAAAAGTTGTTGGCCCTAAAGGTAAACAATATGGAAAATTTAAAATAAGAATTTTTGAATATACAGATCAAGGAGTCATCTCCGTTTATCCAACAGTGGATTGGACAGAAGTAGATTGTTATTCAGCAATAGATTTATCTGACCAAATCTTATATTCTAAAATAGATTTACAATATAAAAAATATATATTTGAATTAGAAACTTTAGCAGAAAAAAACATAATGGCAATAACAAACTCTGTTAAAATAGATAAATATGAATTTTCTCCAAATTATGGATTAACTTATAGTCAAGAAGAAATAAATCCAAACTTAGCATTTATTACAATAGCAGGATTAAGATAATGGCAGAAATTAAAAAAACTATATCCGATTTAACTCCACGGAAAAGAATATATCCTTGCAGTTAGAGCTAAAGATCCAGAGCTTAATATAGTTTCTAACTATACAGATATAGTTAGATTTACTGCGCCAACAGACACGACAATCCCGGCAGAACTTCAAAATCTTGAAATGTTTGCTTCATTTCAAAATGTTCTTTTTGTTTTTGATAATGGAACAGATGATGACTTGGCCGTATATGAATATGAACTTTACGAAGAAGATGATATTGTAGATCCAAATTTATCATCCTATACGCTTAAATCAAATGCTACCACATTAAGCACTGGTGCAGGAAACTCTAGCGTATTTGCAGTTCCAGTTGAAGGTAGTTATATAGATGTTGAAAACGATAATATTGTTGTTCAAAGAAACTTTTTTGGCAGAGTAAGAGCAAAGGATACTTCTGGCAATGTTGGACCCTGGACTGCTATTAAAAAAACAGATCCATCGACTCCACTTATTGATAGTCAATATATTGTTAGTCTAACAGCAGATAAGATTAAAGCTGGAACAATTGGCGCACATGAAATTATACTCACTCAACCTGGAGCACAAACATCTTATACCCCTCCTTCTAATATGGCGGTACTTAGATCATCCAACTACGCACAAGGAAATGCTGGATGGTTAATTCGAGGCGATGGTTTAGCAGAGTTTAATGACCTTACCGTTAGAACTAAATTAGATATTGGAGGAGATGATAATACATCTTTCCATGTTGACGCAAACGGAAACATGTGGGTTGGCTCAGGCATTTCAAATTTTTCAACTGCTCCATTTAGAGTTACAAATACTGGGGCTTTAACTGCAACTAACGTAAACATTACTGGAGCAGTGACCGCTACTTCTGGTTCATTTACTGGGTCCGTAACTTCAACGTCAGGAAGAATCGGACCTTTTACCTTGTCATCAGATGGACTTACAAATGTTACGGACACAGGTTATGCCGAATCTAATTTTATGAGAATTCAAAATTATGGAGACATGAGCGTTTTCTCTAACCCGTCGTCAGGTCCTCACTCGGGTGCTTTCCATAGAACCGACATTTATGGTGAAAATATTACCATATCAAGGCATGCAGATAAAGCTAATATGTTGGCTGGAACATACGTTTATCCATATCTTGCGTTAGGTAGTTTTACAAATGGAGAAATGGAGTTAACAATTGTTGGGGGGGCGGGCTCTTACCCATTCAAAGCTCATTCCAATGGTAGCGTAACTGCAACAGGTACGATAACCGCAGCAGCATTTAATGGCAATGCTTCTTCGGCAACCTACGCAACAACCGCAGGTTCCGCAACAACCGCAGGTTCCGCAACAACCGCAGGTTCCGCAGGTGCATTGAGTGGAACAGTTGTAAAATTTGTTGGGGCAGGAAGTTCCGGAGCGGCGTCTTTTTGGATTCACGATCAGGGCAACGGTAGCTCAACACTGCAAGACGAATATACAGCAGTCCTTGGTGCTTCTTGGCTTGCTGGTCCAAATCCGCAGACAACTTGGGGTATCACAAGAGATGGGTACAAGGGGTATATACAGCAATATTATACCGGCAATAGTTATTCAAGCAGAACAATAACAGGGGCTTCTGATAGGCGAGTCAAGGACAATATAGAGCCAATATCTGGTGTCATTGATGTGCTTGGCGTAATTGACACAATTGAACCAAAAATATATGATTATCTACATTATGCAACTAAAAAATTAGACGAAAATGGAAACACAACAGAAGAAGATAATGAGGTTCCAAAGAAATTTGGTTTTATTGCTCAAGAACTACAAGATGCCTTAGGTGAGTATGGCGATCTTGTTGTGGATGAAATTGATGATCCAAGGTATGATTTTAAGTTGTTGACAACAGAGGATCGTGGTCTTATTGCAATAATGTGGGAAGCAATAAGGCAACTCAAAACAAAAATTGATGAATTAGAATCTCGTCTGGTATAATGTTTTTATGAATGAGCAAAATTTAGATATTAATTTAGTAATACAAGTTTTTCAAGATAAAGTATCTCAATTGATGATGGAAAACATAATTAAAGATGCAACCATAAAGCAGCTTAATAATCAAATTGAAATATTATCAACACTTTCTTTAAAAGAAGAACTAAAAGAAATAAAAAAGGATAAATAAATGTCACAAGAAAATGAAACAATTGAAGTAGAAGAAGTAGTAGAAGAAGAAGTAATCAAACAAGAAGAAGCATCAAAAGAATTCACAGTAACCATTATGATTAGTGATAAAAACTTAAGTTACAAAAGTGATTTCAACGAAGCAGAAACAGTTTTTTGGCTTGAATCAGTAAAAGCTCTTATTTTAAAGAGAGCATTTGATGCTGCCGGAGAAAACAACTAGTCATAGTGGTATTTTCCGCTACTATTAGTTAAAATTAAAATCGTAGGAGTCTAAATGGCAATTAGAGACTATTTACCGTTTGTTCAAAACAGTTCAGCTGACTTTTTTGCAAAAACGTTAGAACCAGAACAAATTAAGAACTTATCAAAGGCATTAAAGCCAGCAGCTTTAGCTCTTGGCTATCAAGGCTCAACGTATTATTACAATACAAGATCCACCTTTGAGCCTTCTCCTTATGATTTTGACAGAATACTTCAAGCAGTGGATACTGACTCCTACGTAAAGCAAGCCACTCTAAAGTATAAAGAACTTTTCTGGAAAGAAGGCTGGAGTATAACTGGTGAAAACTCAGAAGCTGTAGCTTATTTGCATCAAAGAATTGACTTTATGGAAATGGCAATGAGAA